AAAACGAATTGAAAGATTTGAAGGTTGCTTTAGAAAATTATAAAAAAGAATTAAAAGAATTGTTGGAACAAAAAAGCTATTATGAAGTTGCTTCGACTCTGTTGAAAGATACTGGTATCAAAACCAAAATCATTAAACAGTATTTACCAATCATCAATAAGTTGGTGAATAAGTATCTTGCATCTTTAGATTTTTTTGTAAACTTTAATTTGGATGAATCTTTCAAAGAGACAATCAAATCTAGACACCGTGATGAGTTTACATATAATAATTTCTCTGAAGGTGAGAAGCAACGAATCGATATGGCATTAATGTTGACATGGAGAGCAATTGCAAAACTTAAAAATTCTTCAAATACAAATTTGTTGATACTTGATGAAGTTTTCGATTCAAGTTTAGATACTGCTGGTACAGATTATTTAATGCAAATACTACATATGCTTGAAGGAGTAAACCTATTTGTTATATCACATAAAGGTGATATCCTACAAGATAAATTTACCAACGTAATTCGTTTTGATAAGATTAAAAATTTTTCAAGGATAATAAAATGAGTGAAATGATAACAATTGACACAGGCGCAAACGTAGTTCATACTGAACGAATTGAACCCTTACCATTGTATGATGAAAATCATCCTATGTTGAAGGAAAAAATTCCAGAGTATGATGGTAATTTACCAAACGAATCTATGAACACTTTGATTAAAAGATTGAAAATGACAATGAAAAAGTTTGGTGGTATTGGTTTGTCTGCTAATCAATGTGGAGTGTTTCAACGTGTTTTTGTTATCGGTACCGATAATTTTCAATTCGCATGTATTAATCCTAAAGTTGTAAACAAATCGGTAGAGATTTCAAAATCAAACGAAGGATGCTTGTCTTTTCCTGGATTATTTGCTAATATTGAAAGACCTGAATGGATTGAAGCTGAATTTTTAAATGAAAACGGTGAAACTGTTCGTATGCGTTTTGAAGGTTTAACTGCAAGATGTTATTTACACGAACTTGACCATATGAATGGTATTGTGTTTACTGAACATATGGGACCAGTAACTCTACAGATGGCAAAAAAGAAACAAAAGAAAATTATTAAAACTATAGTTAGAAAATGAAAGGTATAAATGTCTTATTCTTTTGATGTGAAAGATGATATTGAATTACAGTGGAAAAAATGGCAAGAAGCCAATCCTCCAGAAACATTTATACATGTTGATGAGGAAGAACTTCGTCAAAAAATCATCAAAGAATTAACTTATGTTTCACAAATGGATGTGAAAGAATATACATTGTATCAGAAATGGTGTGAGATTCACGATAAGTATCCTACTGTAAACAACATGACTGTTTTTGGTGAAGAAGAAACTTTCCTACAAGATCAAACACAGAAATTGATGATTGACCAGGTGAAAGAAAACATTTGGATTCCACAACATGTTGATGACTATTTAAATCTAAAACCTGTTCTTGAATATACAGATGATTCTGATACTATATTAAAAACTGGTATTGATGGTTTAAATGTTAAACTCGACAAAAAACGTACCAAAGAACTACCTGAAATTTGGAATACTGCAAGAACTTTCATTCATACGATGAAAAATAATTCCAACATTGGTCGTAATCTGAACTTCATAGTCAAAGATGATAATACTGGTAAATATCTTGGTGTTATCTGTATTAGCTCTGACTTTTTGGATTTGACTCCAAGAGATAATGTTATTGGTTGGGACCGTAATTTAAAAACTACAGGATGCATGATTAATCACACAGCAATTGGTTCTACTATTGTTCCTGTACAACCATTTGGTTATAATTATGTTGGTGGTAAATTGCTTGCTCTTTTGTGTTTGTCTGATGAAGTTCAACGTCTTTGGAAAAAACAATATGGTGATGTTCTTGTTGGTGTTACAACAACATCATTATATGGTAAAACTAAACCTGGTGGACTTTCACAATATGATAATTTACCACACTGGCAACCTATGGGATTTACTTCAGGTTCAGTTTCATTTGAGCCTGAAAAAGATACACGTTATTTGATACGAGAGTGGTTGAAAACCAATTACACACGCAAGTATTTTGAATGGTATTTTGCAAAAAATCCAGCAGGGCAACCACATAAACGTGATCATAAAAATAGGTCATTGAGTTTTACATACTCAAAACTAGGTGTTCCTAGAGAACTGATTCGTTCTGAACATGCTCGTGGAATATATTTCAGCACACTATATACAAACACCTATGAATTTTTGCGTGGAGAGATTCAAGAAAAAGAATTAGTTAAAGCATTTGATACTTCGTATGATTCTTTGGTTGATATTTGGAAGAATCTTGTGAAAGTTAGAATCAAACAGTTAGTTAAGAAAAATAAAGTGTCCAACGAAACTTTATTTTATGACGATTTGATTTACATGTCGTGGGAAGAAACCAAAAAGAAATATTTACCTCAAGTTGGTAGATAATTTGCTTGACAAAACATATATATTAATGTAATATGTAATCTTAATGCGGTGAGTCCGAGACAGTCTATCCCAATAGATAGAGAGGTTTAACTCCTCTGAACCGCTCCACTTTCAATAAAAACAACGATTTACAACTGTTGTTTTTATACAACATCAAAAAATCAAGTATTGACATACTACAATACTTGTGTTATAATGGTATCTATAGAGTTGAATAGGATACATCATGTCTTTTACTGTTGAACAAAAAAATCAACTTGCCAAATTGATGGCAACTGAGAATCTTACGATTCAGCACCAAAAAATTCATACTGCAAAATTCGATCCCAAAAATCGTGTTTTGTATCTGCCTATCTGGCAAAACATGAACGGCGAAATGTATGACCTCCTTTGTGGTCATGAAGTTGGTCATGCTCTTTACACTCCCGCCGAAGGTTGGCATGATGTTGCAACGGATAAATCAAAAGGTAAAAATTACAAATCCTTTGTCAACGTTGTGGAAGATGCTCGTATCGAGAAAAAAGTCCAGCGTAAATATCCTGGTCTTCGCCGCTCGTTCAAAATCGCATATCAAGAATTGATGAACCGTAATTTCTTCGGTATTAATGACCGTGATGTTAATACTATGTCATTCATCAATCGTTTGAACATTTTCACTAAATCACAATATACGCTTCCCATTTCTTTTAATGATGAAGAAACTGCTTTGCTTGAAAAAGTTAAAGCTGTTGAATCGTGGGATGATGTAATTCGTGTTGTGGATGAAATCTATCAGTATTCGAAAGATGAACAATTCGAAATGATGAATGATTTCGAACAATTTGTACAATCCGATTCTGAAGATGATTCGGAAATGGAATCTGCTGGCGATGAAACCGAATCTAATGAAACTGAAGGTGACGAAACCGAATTTTCTGGTGATGAAACCGAATCTGCTGGTGACGAAACTCAAGCTGATGAAACTGAAGATTCGGAAACTCAATCTGCTGGTGATGAAACTGAAGAAGAACCTGAAGATGATTCTGAAATTGAATCTGAAAAAGGTTCTGGTGATATTTCCGATGATGAATCTGAAGATGATGCCGAAGATGAAACTGATGAAGAAGATGAAGTTGATTCTAACGTTCTGAATCGTGATAAAGAATCACAAGAATCTGATGATGATTTCGATCCTCGTTGCGAAACGGACGAAGAATATCGCAAAAACGAATTTTCTCTTTTGGACGAAAAATCAAAAGATTATACCTACGTTGGTATTCCTAAACCGATTTTGGAAAATATCATTGTGCCTTTTGAAAAGGTGCATCAGCAAATTTCTGATTTTTATAACAAAGAAATTAGCCTGGGTTACATTTCACAGAATGATGTTCAAAAAGTAATTTCAGAATTTAAGAATAAAAACGAACGTTATGTTGCCCTTTTGGCTAAAGAATTTGAAATGCAAAAAGCGGCAAAATCGTATTCGAAAAATAAAATTTCTGATACTGGTGATGTTGATGTTTCCAAACTGGCATCTTATCAGTTTGATGATAATATCTTTCGTAAAATTATGACTGTTCCTAAAGGCAAGTCTCATGGTCTGATTTTGTTGCTTGATTATTCTGGTTCGATGAATCGCAATATGGGTGGTTCGATTGAGCAGATTTTGGTTCTGTCTATGTTTTGTCGCAAAGTGAATATTCCTTTTATTGTTTATAGCTTTACTGACCATTCTACTCTTAGAAAGTTTGGTGTTAATTCGTTTTCTCAAAACGAAAATGAGTTGGTTATGACTCCAGTTTACATGCAAGAATTTATGAGTTCTTCGATGAATAATAAAAAATTCACTGAAGCATTGCACAATATGATTTTGTTGAAATGTTCCTTTGAAAAATCTGAACGAAACTTTCGTGTTCCTTATAATCAAGTGTTGGGTAATACTCCTTTAAATCAGGCTATTGTTGCTGTTGCTGAAGTGATGAAAGATTTTCGCAAGAAAAACAATCTGGATATTACCAATTTGGTTATCGTGCATGATGGTGATTCAGATCGCTTGTCTCATATCTTTAAAAAAACTGTTAATCCTTATACCAATAAAGAATTTATGGATAGTCGATATGTGAATCTGACTAATGAAAATCTTATTTTCGTTGATAGAAAATATCATTTCCAAATGAAATTTGAATTGGATGTTTACGATAGTGAAGCATATAACGAAAAACTTTTGCATGTAATTCTTGAATGGTTCAAAAAAACTACCAAATCTGATGTTATTGGTTTCTTTATTACGGATGGTAAAAGAAGTCACACGTTGGATGCAATTCGGCGCCGTTATATTTCTGCTGACGGCAAACGTTTTGACCGACACCGTAGTGATCCTGTAGAGGAACTAATTGTTAAACAGAAATATGAATTGCTGAAAAGTGAAAAATTCATCGAATCACACAATGATGGTTATAAATCCTTCTATATCGTTTCTGGTGGTGGTGATTTGCAAATTGAAGATGATGAACTGCAAATTGAAGGTAAAATTACCAATAACAAACTTAAAAACGCATTTTCGAAAATGAATAAGAAAAAGCAAATTAATCGGGTACTTGTCTCTAGATTTATTCAAAACATTGCGGCGTAAAGTGAAAACTGGTGTTGTATAAAAACAACACCAGTCTTTTTAAGACTTGACAACTGGTATTGTTTGTTGTATAATTTGTTTATCTACTGTGAAAGAGGTTATTATATAATGTCTAAACGTTCTGAAACTCGTCAAAAGTTTATTGATGCTTTGGTCAAAACTGGTAAGTCTGAAGTTACCAAAGCAGAGATTGTTAAAATCTGCACGAAAAATAAAATTACTGTTCCTCAGTGGTTTCTGAATGAGGAATCCAACAAAATTAAACGCGGTGTCTATCGCGTTCCCAGTAACAAAGTTGAAACTGCGCCTGCAATCGAAAATGCCGCGCAAGTAATTCCCATTGACAATAAAATTGTGATTCATTCGGACAATCGAATTCACAATGTAAAAACTGATCTTGAAAGTGTTGACCTTGTTCCCACTGTTTACAAAAACTATGTACCGTTCGGTAACTTCGAAGATATTCTTTCGATTGTGAAATCTGAACGGTTCTTTCCTGTTTTCATTACTGGTCATTCTGGTAATGGTAAAACTATGTCGATTGAACAAGCATGTGCAAAAGCAAAGCGCAAATTTGTTGTGGTGTCGATGACCCCCGAAACTGATGAAAGTGATTTGCTTGGTAACTATGTTCTAATTGATGGTAACATGGAATGGCGTGATGGTCCTGTGACTACCGCCGCACGCCAAGGTGCTGTTCTCTGTATCGATGAAATTGATTATGGCGCTCAAAATCTTTCCAGTCTTCAGCGTGTTCTAGAAGGTAAACCTTTCATGCTGAAAAAGAAAGGTGAATTGGTTGTTCCTGCAAATGGTTTTACCGTGTTTGCTACTGCTAACACCAAAGGTAAAGGTTCTGACGATGGTCGTTATATGTTTACTAACGTTTTGAACGAAGCATTTCTGGAACGTTTTCCTAATACCATGGAACAAGATTTTCCTCCGATGAAAATCGAAAAGAAAATCATTGAAAAAGAACTTGATTCTGTTGGTCGTGCTGATGCTGATTTTGCAGATAAACTGGTTAATTGGGCTGATGTTATTCGTAAAACCTTTTTTGATGGTGGTGTCGATGAAGTGATTTCTACTCGCCGCCTGGTTCATATCGTTAAATCTTACGGTATCTACGGTGATAAGAAAAAAGCAATTGAGCTTTGTCTGAATCGTTTCGATGATGATACCAAAGCAAGTTTTGTCGATTTGTATAGTAAAGTTGATGTTAATGTTAATGGTGAAACTGAAATAAAAATCGATGAAGTTAAAGCTGATGATGTAGAAATTCCGTTTTAATAGGTAATTCAAAAGATGTGAACTGGTAACAGTTTGCATCTTTACCTATTATGTATTGCATCATTTTGGTGTTTTGTTTAAAATGTAAAAATAATTTGGAAGAAAGTCGCCTTCCAAATAACTATTTCGATTGCGACTAATCAATCTTTAAATGGAGAATTTTGTAATGAAAAACGCTAAAGAAAAAATCCTTGCTTATCTATCTAAAACTGATGGCTACAATACCTTGACTGTTGCTCAGGCACAATCCCGATTCGGTATCAAGAATGTCTCTGCTCGTATTGAAGAACTTCGTAACGAAGGTCATGCTATCTATACCAACACTAAGACTTTAGCAGATGGTCGTAAAATTTCTTACTACCGTCTTGGCACTCCTAGCAAGCGTGTTGTCGCTGCTGGCGTTGAACTTCTTCGTCAGCACGGTGTTCGCGCATTTGCCTGAATGTAGTATTGCAAAGTCGAGGGAGGAGATATATAATAGTATCTCCTCCTTTTTTTATTTTATAATGGTGTAAATTATGGAAATTCAAGTCTCTGTTGAAGAATTAAGAAAAAACAAACTATTCGTGGCCACGCCAATGTATGGTGGTATGGCTCATGGTCTATACATTAAATCGTCACTCGATTTACAAAATACAATGTCAAAGTATGGAATTGAAACTAAGTTTTCTTTCCTATTCAATGAATCACTAATTACTAGAGCTAGAAATTATCTTGTTGATGAATTTTTGCGCTCTGATTTTACTCATATGCTTTTTATCGATTCTGATATTCATTACAATCCGCAAGATGTAATTGCTATGCTTGCTTTGGATAAAGATGTTATCGGTGGTCCTTATCCCAAAAAATCTATTAATTGGGGCAACGTTGCTGATGCTGCTAGAAAACATCCAAATATGGAACCAAAAGAACTAGAAAATCTTGTTGGTGAATATGTTTTTAACGTAGTAAAAGGAACAAAACAATTTCAAGTTACTGAACCATTAGAAGTGATGGAAATTGGAACTGGATTTATGCTTATCAAACGTCAAGTTTTTGACAAGATGAAAGAAGCGTATCCAAATATTCATTACAAACCCGATCATGTTGGTCAAGCAAACTTTGATGGTTCTCGTTATATCCATGCATACTTCGATACTGTAATTGACTATAAAGATTCTATTACAGGCGGCGGTTCTGATCGCTATCTAAGTGAAGACTATATGTTCTGTCAAATGTGGCGTAAAATTGGCGGACAAATTTATCTCTGCCCATGGATGAAAACTCAACACGTTGGAACATATCCCTTTACCGGTAACATGCCTGCTGTCGCACAATACACAGGTAAACTATGATTATTGGTTTAGTTGGTTTTATTGGTTCTGGAAAAGGAACTGTCGGCAATATTCTTACAGAAAAAGCATTTGTTGCTGACAGTTTTGCTAGACCACTTAAAGATGCTTGTTCAACCATATTTGGTTGGCCAAGAGATATGCTTGAAGGCAACACAGAAGTTTCTAGATCATGGCGTGAAAAACCTGATGTATATTGGAGTGAAAAATTTGGTTACGAATTTTCTCCCAGACTTGCATTGCAACTTATGGGAACTGAAGCAGGAAGAAACGTCTTTCATAAAGATGTTTGGGTTATCTCATTGTTGAATCGTGCAAAAGGCAAAAACGTTGTTGTAACTGATGTTCGTTTTCAAAATGAAATTGCACATATTCAAGACAACGGTGGTAAAGTTGTTCGTGTGATTCGCGGCGTAGAACCTGAGTGGTATGAAAATCTTTGCCAAATGACCGCATTTTCTCAACGTCAAGATTATATGAAATCTTTTGGTATACATCAATCTGAATGGGATTGGGTAGGAACTAAATTCGATTATATCATTTCAAATGATGGTAATTTGGATGATTTAGGTAATGCTGTTGAAAAGATGTTGCGTTTTTTCAGTGAATGAATTACAATTGTGTTATTAATATATTATTAAGGAAATTAAATTATGAAACTTTCAAACGATACGCTTTCGATTCTTAAAAACTTTGCCAACATTAATCAAGGCATTTTCTTCAAGAAAGGCAATATACTCAAAACAGTTTCTCCTCACAAAAACATTCTTGCTGAAGTAAATATCAGCGAAGATATTCCTTGTGATTTTGGAATTTACAATTTGAATGAATTTCTTTCTGTAGTATCTCTTTATAAAGATGACCATTCATTCAAATTTGATGAGAATCAAGCAACCATTATTGGTAACAAAGGTAGAAGCAAAAAGAACTATCGCTTCTGTAAGGCTTCTGTTATTGTTGTTCCCCCAGAAAAAACTATTACTGTGCCAGATGCAGAAATTAAGTTTGAATTGAGTTCTGAAGATTTTGACTGGATTCTTAAAAATGCTGCTGTGCTACAGTCACCCAACGTTGCAGTTACTTCGGATGGTAAAAAAATTAATATTGTAGCTTATGATGCTCAAAATGATTCTGCACACACAGAAACTTTAGAAATTTCTGATGGTAATGGAAGCAAATTTCATATGATTTTTAAAACAGAAAGTCTAACGAAACTAATGTCTGGTTCATATGATGTTGAAATTTCATCGAAAGGAATTTCACATTTCATCAATAAAAATATTCCATTGCAATATTGGGTAACTACAGAAGCTGGCTCAAAATTTGAGAAGTGAATTTTTGTTTAGTTTTTTTATATTATTTGAAAGTGAATGATGAACAATGAACAAATTTTGTGGACTGAACGTTATCGCCCACAAACGATTGAAGACTGTATTCTTCCTGAAAGGCTGAAAAAGCCTTTTCAGGAGTATGTAAACAACAAACAAATTCCTAATCTGTTGCTTAGTGGTGGAGCAGGTGTTGGTAAAACAACTGTTGCTAAAGCAATGTGTGAGGAAATTGGTTGTGATTACATGGTGATTAACGGTTCTGATGAATCTGGTATTGACACATTCAGAAACAAAATCAAGAATTATGCTTCTTCAATGTCTTTGTCTGGTGGTCGTAAAGTTATCATCATCGATGAAGCTGATTATTTGAATCCTAATTCAACACAACCAGCACTTCGTAATGCTATTGAAGAATTTGCAACAAATTGTAGTTTCATTTTCACATGTAACTACAAGACTCGTATCATTGAGCCTTTGCACTCAAGGTGTGCCGTTGTTGATTTCGCATTGAAAAATGATGAAAAAAAGCAAATGGCAGGTAGTTTCTTCAAGAGGATTCAAAATATTCTTCAACAAGAAAATGTACAGTATGATGATTCTGTTATTGCTGAACTAATCAAAAAACATTTTCCCGACTTCAGGCGAGTTCTGAATGAACTTCAGCGTTATTCTCAATTTGGAAAAATTGATGTTGGCATTCTTTCTCAAATTGGAAATATTCGTATCAATGAGGTTGTTAAATTTCTAAAAGAAAAAGATTTTGCATCTGTTCGCAAATGGGTAGCAACAAGCGATGTGGACACGAATACTGTCTTTCGTCAGTTGTATGATTCTTTATATGATGTGATGAAGCCACAAAGTATTCCTCAAGCAGTTATAATCATTGCAGATTATCAATATAAAAATGCTTTTGTCGCTGATACTGAAATAAACCTTGTTGCTTGTTTAACTGAAATAATGGCAAATTGTGAATTCAAATGAACTAAACAAATATACAGAATCTTCTTACACATAAAATTATGAGCAATCCTTTTGACTATGTTAATCAGATACTAAACGGTAAGAAAAATCTGATCGTTGATGAGATTACTGAAAAAGAATATAGTCCATTTTTGACTAATCGTTCTTTATCTTATCATCGTGACTGTGTTCTGTTTGCTAATGAAATGAATATGCGACATTTCATGGACAATAAGATGCAGAACGATTTCTTGTTTGGTGTTGTTAGAAAACAAAAGCGTTCATTTAACAAATGGATAAAAGCAGAGAAAAATGAAGATATTGATGCAGTAAAAAAATACTTCAATTTCT